AGTATCCAAAAGAGCGTGGTGAGAAGAAACGCGAATTCCATGACGCTGCGTGAGACCACTCGCGACGAATTTGTCGCACACATAACTGAAGACAAGGCTGATGCTTTTGCCAAGACTTTCGTGGCGAAAGCAGATATGCAACAACAATGGCAGTATTGTATCGGATATTGGGAAGGGGCGGCGGATGATGAACTGGCTGGCGCGATCATCACAACTCGTTCGAAGAAAACCCCATATGTTTTCAATCTGCAGTTATTGCATACATTTGCCAAACATCGCCGCAAAGGTGTGGCAAGAGTTCTAACTCAAGACTCTCTCGATCGTGCGCAAGGTCTTGGCACCAGTTACTATCGCGTTTCAGCCGAACCTGATGCAGTCGTATTCTACGAATCAATGGGATTCAAATTCTTGGGAAAACAAAAGAGCGGATGCTCTCTCAGTATGTTCAAGATAAATGGCAAGAATTTCGCTGATGGCATCTACGATCTCTCCGACCCTATTATACATGCAGCAGTGTATAAAAAGGGGAAGGGTGGATGCGTGCAAGTTTATTGAAATTGCTGTTTACTCTTGTTGTGAAATAGTCTATACTATATCTGTTGCTACCAATAACGGTGCAACATTAACCTAATATGGCATAATGTTATTTGCCGAGGAGTTTGATATGTTGACTAGTAAGAAGTGTTATGTTTATGGTTTCCGTAATATCGAAAACGGAATGATGAATATTGGTTATAAGTCTCCCAAGACTGATAGACCAGATTATATTTCATCGATCAGTAATCCCCAATTCTGGGAAGATTACTATAAAGGAAAGGTTGAAAAGTCTTTGCTGTTTGAAGGCAATGCATTTCAAGATGATCTTGCTCAAACGATTGAGTGGTTTGGTCTTGACTATGGCATGTCTTGGGATAAGAGCAAATTCTATAATAAGTCAAACAATGCTCATTGCGTTAATGAGTCATTGCTCACCGTTGAGCATAAACAACTAGTTGTTGATTGGATTGAGGGACGCTCGAATGGGATTGTTCCTGCAGATCGATTTACTGAAGACAAAGCAACGGTTACGATGATTCATGACGCAATCAAGTCTGGTCATTATAAGGTTGTTCTTGATCCTATCAAAGTCGTTCACGGATATGAGCGTAATCAGATTCGTGTTGAGCAAATTGATGTTAACCATGTTCGTAAGATTAAGTCGCGATTTGATCAAAATCCGAAAGATGCTTGGGAGTGGTTGCTGAAAGACCCAGTTGTTGTCGTTGTTTCTCGTGACAAGCGCAAAATTGTAAACACAGTTTTGAATGGCAACAATCGCCTTGAAGCAGTATCAAGAACAGGGCTGAAAGAAATTCCTGTCGTGTATATTAATGAGACAGAGTTTGGTGCTGACGAAGAAACTCGTTTGTCAAACTATGATCTTTTTGGTATGCTTGAGAACAAGGAAGACTTTATTGTTCGAAAGACGAATACAGATGCTGACATTAAGCGAAACATTAATAACTTTTTGGTTCGCGAAGGGATTGATCTTTCTGATCCATTGGCAGTTGATAGTGCTCGTGAATTGATTTATGAGCGATTCTCTCTGATTACTGAAGACAAGAAGAAGTTGAATGGTATCTTCCGTTCAATTTTAAATGACTTCGAAACTCAACAAAATGCGTTGAAGTATCAGGATAATCTAATTGCTTATGACGATCAGTGGTTGAACAACCACAAAGTCAAGAAGTATGAACTCAAAGGCACTGCCGCGATTCATGCGACTGCTTCCAAAGCAGAACATGCTGTGGCTCTTGGTTACATTGTACACCGTATGTATAATGTGAAGAAAAAGAAAGGCGCGATTGTTCTTTACTTCAAGAACAAGAACGAACTTGCGATTGAAGACCAAGAGAAGCATATTGATAAACTTCGTGATATGATTAACTATATGCAACTTGATATTACTGTTGATGTCCTCCCTGCGTTCAATAACTAAAGAGAGGCGCGAGCAATTCATACGCTGGTACTCATGGTCGCTGAAATTCGGCGACTGTGACCCAGCAGTGTGGTGCACTAACTATCTCCACCAGCGATACGAACACAACGACGAAGAAAGACTCTGGTTTGCATGGCTCTATGGCAACACCTACCAATTGCCAACTGCATGGGTTCTGAAAAACGAATTTCCAGATTATGAACTCGCCACAGTGGATCGTATTCGCTGGTGGAATACGCACAACTACAAAAGACTGAGATACCAAGTAGATACTAAATGGAACAAAGGTCATTTGCCAGCCATGTTCGAATCTTATCAAAAGTTTATTGGCAAGCGCACACAAAGAGAAGTTTTGGAGAGTTATTATGGAGACAATGAGGAGCAAACTTTCAACAGCCTTTGGAATAATCTTAAAGGAAGTCTTCATAAATTTGGTCGTTATTCCACTTGGTTTTATCTTCAGCATCTCTGTCATACTGCTTACATTAAGTGTGTACCTACTAGCCTCATGCTGGACGATTACTCTGGCTCTCGTTCACATCGTAATGGTTTGCTTCTTGCCCTCGGCGAAGATGACAAATACGATAAACAACTTACTGCAGGAGAGTACCTATCTCTTGAAGCAAGATCGCGAGACATACTTGAAGAAACGGCATCTAGAAACCCCGACTTGCTAGACCAAATTGATTTCTTCACGATGGAAACTTGTTTGTGTTCATTCAAGAAAATCTTTCGTGAACATCATGGAAGATATCTTGGCTACTATCTTGATCGCCAATCTGAAGAAATTCAGCAAGCAGAGAAAGATGGTTGGACTGGTATTGAGTGGAATGTGTTATGGCAAGCACGCCATGAGACACTTGATCCAAGACTTGCTCCAAGAAATAAAATCAACAAAGAAAAGTTTACTTATTTCATTCGAACAGGTAGAATAGATCGAATGAATTGGATGTTCCAAGACGAAGAAGAAGTGAAGGAAGGATTGGAGGCATTATGGTGAAAGTGATTGCAATGGGTGGTGAGCCAGCAACTGGCAAGACCACTCTGATGTTCAAACTGATTTCGATGGCTGATGATTGGGTTACTTGCAAGCCAGAGAAACTATTGGATGCGATGTTTTCCAAGAAATTGAATCTGTATATTCTTGGCAAGTATGTAAATGATGGTAATGTGTTCCAGGGAACTGATCGTTTGTCAATGGCTGTGCAACCAGATGCCGATAAATTCTTCGGCAATCTTGCATTTGAAATGAGTGCAGAAAATGAATCTGTGAATGTGATCTTTGAAGGTGATCGTCTGTTCAATGGCAAGATGCTTGATCGTCTTTCTGAACTGTTCCCAAATGATTTCAAAGTGTTGATTCTTACAGTAAAGGATAGCACTCTTGATCAGCGTCACATTGATCGCAAAGATGATCAAGATGATAAGTTTAAGAATTCTCGTAAGACCAAAATCTCGAATATCATGGGGTCGCTGACGCTCATGGACTATATAGAGACAATGGTCAACGAAAACCTCGATGATCAGGCAAAGATCATTGACTATATTAGAAAATATTACAACTGGAGTGAATAATTATGCAGTTAGAAGTATCTGTTGAAGAGTTGCGCAAGAAAAAACTATTCGTAGCAACTCCAATGTATGGTGGTATGTCACATGGCATGTATGTGAAGTCTTGCCTTGACCTCCAAGGAATCTGCACTCAATATGGTATTGAAGTTAGGTTCTCGTTTATCTTTAATGAATCTCTAATCACAAGAGCACGTAACTATCTCGTTGATGAGTTCCTTCGCGCAGAAGGTTTCACTCATATGCTCTTTATTGACTCTGACATTCATTTCGATCCACGCGACGTAATTGCATGTCTTGCACTAGATAAAGAAATTGTTGGTGGACCGTATCCGAAGAAGTCCATTAAGTGGGGTGCAATTAAAGAAGCAGTCAAGCGTCATCCTGACATTGATGCTGGTGAACTTGAGAAACTTGCTGGTGACTTTGTATTCAATCCAGCACCAGGCACAACAAAGTTTAGTGTTGCTGAACCAATTGAAGTTCTTGAAATTGGCACAGGCTTTATGCTCATCAAGCGAGAAGTCTTCCACAAAATGAAAGAAGCATTCCCAATGATTCGCTACAAGCCAGATCATGTTGGTCAAGCAAACTTTGATGGCTCACGTTATATTCATGCATA